ACAGCTACCAATTTTCCATGATAGAAATAAGTTACACAAAATAGTGTTACAGTTTCACCTAGTAATTCTTTAAGTCCGTTAAATTTCTCTTCCATTATTTTCTCCTTGTTAGTTAATGGTTTATTCATCCTCATCCTCCTCGTCTTTCAAAAACAGCATTATAAAGGCCACTATACTACCCAACAAACCACCTATCAGTATCCAAAACCAAGGACACTCTAGTATGTGCTCCATCACTCCTCCTCAGTGTTAATCTCTCCTTAAAATAAGGGAGCGCCAACCTTATACATCCACGCTCCCCAATTATGCTAGGGAACTACTCCCATGGCATTTTATCTACTGATTCTTTTTCTTGTGATGGTGACTTCATAAAGCTGGCTGTTTCATTTTTAGCAGCACCGTTAGAAGGAGTATCTCCGCTATACTGATACTTTTTGTAACCTTTAACATCGTTATTGGTGTATTCACCATTTGTTCTGTTTTCTAGAACAGCAGAAAGAATTAGGCCATGCATTTCAATAGAGTCTGAGATCCCTTGAGGATTCTTATGGCCTCCTAGATTTAGGATAGCTTTTAATCTTCCCTTGGCGATATCCTCAGCTTGCTTTGAAGCGTTCACGATATTTAGAAAGTCGCTAAATCCACTACCAGAATGTTCACCTTCTATTACTTCAAAATGAATCTTTAGAGCAGATCCAGATTTGGTATTAACAATCTCAGTGTCAACAATCTTTGCATTGTAATTCCCTGGAGGCAAAAGAGTTTCCCCTCCGCCGCTGTTTTCTTTAACATTTCTTAGATCCAAGTTTAGTTTTGTCATTACTTCCCTCCCAGGAGTTTACTTAGTATTTTACCTAAGTGTGGTTCTTCATATTTATCTAATTTACCAGATCGGTCTTTTGCTAGTGGGGCCTCAACTATGTCTGTTACTAGCTTTCTATGCGGCTTTCCTTCATCATCACCATAGATTTTGTACTGAAAGACGATATCGAAATAGGATTTAATATCGTCCTTAATCTTCTGCCCTGGCAAGTTGAAAGTAGTTATCTTTTCCAGACCGTCAGTTTTTTGACTATCCAGGCACGTAAAGAAAACATTGTAAGGCGAGAAGTCCCTGAATGTTTTTATATAGTTAGATATATGCATGGCATACTCGCCCCATAGCCTAAAAGCTTGTTTAGGATCGTTAACTGATGGATCGTTCTTTAGCTCCTTGACAATCATTTCTCCAATTTCAGTTAAAGAGTCGATAAAGACATTCTTGTATCTCTCTTTAGTTTTTGGATTAGCGAGGATCTCTTCAACTTTATCCAGGTCTTTCATTGTGTTGATTTCAAATACATCAATGTTAGTTCCCTGGAGGCAAAGTAGTCCTGACTCCGCTGATAAGATTAAGGTCTTATCAGGATCAAGAGTTTTTACCAGGGAAGTTTTTCCTACTCCAGATGGCCCTACAATTAAGGCACTTACCCTGGAACTTGCCACATCTTTTGTGTTAGTTAGCTTCATTTTATCTCCTGTCCAAGTTATAGGCTTTTGCAATTAGCAGTTCTAGCGTTTCCATTATTTTTTCTTGTTGCTCTGCCATTGAATTTATTGCCATTCTATTTGCCCTTACATCCATTCCATAGGAGCGTACCGCTTCCTTCATGTTTTGTAGGTCTACTCGGTAAACAACTCCCTCTGTCCTTCCTCTTGATATTGCCTCGTTATATCTAATGTCTCCAGAGTTACTTGCCACCATGGTCTTTATGCTTTTTATTAGTGCAGTGTTGTTTTTAATAGATTTTATTAGCTCTAGAATTTCTTGCTCTATCATAGATTTATCTCCACATCGAAAGAAGGTTTGCCAGGTTTTTCAGTAATCGCTTTTGCCATTACCTTTTTATCTAGCGGTGATAGTTTGTCGAACTCAGCTTTAGACCATGAGTATTTTGTCTTTAGTCCAAATCCTCCAAGTTCTTCTGCGATATCTTGATTAACTGTTCGATTTATCTTTCTGGTAATTTTAACCGTATAATCGCCATCGACTATCTTAGTTAGACCCTCTTCGTTATCTCTTACTATCTGTGAGTGTTTTTTATACATCTCAACCTCTAGTCCGATCTTGGCTTTTTGCAATTCCTTTACCTGTTCGCATATATTTAAGTAATTGTGATAGTCAAACATAGTATCTCCTTTTTTAGTTGACCTGAAAGAAGTTAACTCGTACATTTGAGGCTGTCAACTAAAAACAAAGGAGTTAACGTGATGACTAAACTGATTAAGTATCTTAAACGAGAAGGCCTGAGTAGGTTCTCATTTGCGGTGAAGGTGGGAGTTACCCCATCAGCTATACATAATATAGTAACTGGCAAAAGCACCCCTTCATTAATGCTAGCGTTTAGAATCGAGGAAGAAACAGATGGCGAAATCTCAGCAGAGTACTTTTACAAAGCAGCACTTAAGAAAATACCAAAAGGAAGGAATAAATGAAATCCATCAGTCTTTCAGAGAGGGACTTAAGCGAGTTATCTTCCATCTTTCAACAGGGGGAGGAAAGAGTATTACTTTTAGTTCTATCGTTTGGGATCATTATATTAATAATCTTCCTGTCATCGTGGTAGTCAAACGAAGACAGCTAATAGACCAGGCATCTAAAAACCTTGATAATTTCAGGATTCCCCATGGAGTACTAATGGCGAACCACTGGAGGAAAAAACCAAATGAGAAAATACAAATCGCAAGTATCGACACTATTCATTCCCGTAGTAATTATCATTATAGCGACGATCCCCGTTGCTTGGTTATTGTGGACGAATGTCACGATGTGCGTGGATCGGGGGCTAAGTACCCAAAGCTTTTTGAGGTGTACGACAAGTCCTATATTGTGGGATTTACAGCAACACCGTATGCAGACAATTCCTTCTTTCAAAAGATAGTCTGTCCGATAGAAGGGTATGAATTGAGAGATCAGGGTTTTCTTGTACCAGAGAGAACCTATATCCCTTCAAGCATCGACGTTTCCCAGGTAAAAAGTTCCGGTGGCGATTATAACAAAAAGCAATTGTTCGAGGCATCCAGTGGGAGTCAAATAATTGGCGATATTGTTAAGTCATGGAAAACTCATGCAGAAGGAAGAGCAACACTTCTTTTCGCAGTAAACGTGGAACACTCAAAAATGATTAGGGATAAATTCCTTGCCGAGGGAATATCAGCAGTACATTTAGACGCTAACGATTCCCTCGATGCAAGAAAAAAAGCTTTAAACAAACTTTCACAAGGATTGATAAAGATAATCACAAATTGCGATGTAATGTCAACGGGAGTCGACATACCCATGGTGTCTTGCATCCAGTTAGCAAGACCAACTAGATCTGTTATCTGGCATATCCAATCGATAGGCAGGGGCCTTAGGCCGTTTCCAGGTAAGAAAGATTGTATAATAATAGATAACGCTGGAAATACATTAAGACATGGTTCAATCTATATGCCCAGAATTGCAACTATAGAGAAAAGGAAGAAAAGACTAGATCCCCTGCCAATGATGAGAACCTGTGCTAAATGCTATTTCATCTTCACGACTCTAGGGCCTTGCCCTCAGTGCGGATTCGCTGACAAAAAAGTTAGAAATATAGACTATGTAGAAGGTGATTTAATCCATCACCAAGTAAGCGAGGAAGAAATCAGAAAAACACACTTCTTAAATAGATATAAAACTCTTAGAAAAGCGGCCAGGTTCGGTAAAAAGAAATGGATTCCAAGCTACGAATACCAACAACTTAAAAAGGAATTTGGCGTTGATATCTGCAAAAAGTTTTCAAATCTAGTCTCATTCCCAGGGCATTTACTATGAGCAAGTACCGACAACATCAAATTTTAGTGAGGGAATTATGTATATCAATCCAAAAGGAATACCCACTGGCTCTTATCTTTCAACCATCGGTGGGATTGTTTTTTACCAAGAGCGGGAGACCAATCAAGATTGGAAAAAACGGGCAGAGCGATATTTATCTGCTTCATCCCCATTCAGCTATGAAACTGCTTTTTTACGTTGCAATAGAGGTAAAAACGGGCAATTCACAATTATCCCCCGTACAGAAAAATTTCAAAAGGGAAGTAGAGTCAAGAGGCGGTACTTATATCTTAGCTAGATCAGTAGAGCAAACTTTAGAGGAGTTAAAAAATGTTATCTAAAACAAAATTATTTGAACTAATGGAAGAATATTCCGAAAACGATATGTCAGTTATTCCTGTATTTAGAACCATTACCAATGGTGGATTCAGTGGGAAAGTTACCAGGATAAAAGGTTGGCAAGAATATTCCAACCGCTTACCAACTGAAGCAGAAAGAGATGCGTGGAAAACCATGCAAAATATCTCAGGGATAGCACTGGTATTAGGCCCTAAAAGTAATATTTGTGCCATGGATATCGACACCGATGATCCTAGAATACTAGCTAAAATGCAACAATCACCTTGTGTGAAAAGAGGTAAAAAAGGCGAGACCAGATTCTTTAGAAGAAAAGATCTAGACGATCAATCATATCCAGAACCGCCAAGGCAGATTGTAACAGTAAAAAGAGATGGGAAAGCTACGGTAGAGTTTTTCTTCGCCAATAAATATGTAGTCATTCCACCAAGCCTTCACTCACAAAATGGCAACGCTGATCCATTGTTTTTTAAATGGACTTCAATGGAACAGTTAATAGATATCGACCTATACGAATTACCAGTATTTGATCCAGGTCAAATAGCACTAGCAGAATCCTTATGCCAGGAAACTAATTTTGACCAAAATAAGCCGCTAACTATTGTTAAGAATGGAGACTATGAAGGCGATAGATACAACGATATGAAAACCTTGGCATCTAAGTTGATAGCATTTAAGACACCGCTTGAAGAGGCCATTCAATCACTGTTAGATCACGATGAATCAAGAAACAAAATGAACCCATACTTTGCAGATAAATCAAAAGGACACAGAACTGATTCAATGAGAATAAATGCTATGAAATACTACTGCGATATATTAGCAGTAACTCAGATAAACAAACCTCATGATAAAATAGAATTACCAAAGCCTACGGTAGTATCAGTATTGATAGACGGGCTGGAGTGGGAAGAACCTTTGCCGATAAGCTTTGAACAAATAATACCAGATATGAGTATAGACTTAGTTCCAGAAATAATGAGACCTTGGATATTATGGCAAAAAGAAAATCTAGGAGTCGATCTAGCACCAGTATATTATAAGGCAGAAACGGCACTATCAGGGTTGATCGGAAACAAGGTAGAAATACAACCAAAAGAAAATGACTTCAAATGGAAAGAGGCTGCAAACTTATGGACTATGTTCATAGCTCCCCCAGGTAGAAAAAAATCGCCTATCACTAACTCTGTATTAAGTTTTGTTCAAGAGATCGAAAAAGAAATAGTTAAGAAATCTCATAAACAGGAAATGGAGAATAACGAAAAAAGATGCGAACTTGCCGCCATCATTAAACATAAAGAGAAATATCTACATAGGGCCTTAATTGAAGGATGTGAACAAGAGGCAGAACAGGCAAGAAAAGAACTAGCTGAACTCAAAATAGAGGAGTCTGCAATTTTCTCTTGCAGACCTCAGATAATAGTTAATTCCCTTACCATGCAGAAACTAGGTAATATCCTGGTAGAAAATCCATCAGGTGTTCTGATGAACGTAGACGAATTAGGCCAGCTATGGAAAAACATGGAAAAAGAAACATCAGGATTACTGCGAGGTTTTTTATTGCAAGCTTGGGGAGGGCTTTCAAGCTATAGACATCAAACAGTAGGAGGATCAGATTTTAATATAGAACATCTCTGCATTTCACTAATGGCAAATGTTCAGCCTTCTCTGTTTAGCCACATGATATCTGAACAAATAAGACAAAATTCAGATGATGGATTCCTTCAGAGATCCTCTATTTGTTTTGATAGTGGAAAGATTAGAGATTTTAAAGATGCTATTATAAATCCGAAAGATTTAGAACGTGCTAAAAATCTTTACTGGAGAGCATACAACATTAATCCTGCAATAATCAAATTTTCAAAACCTGCTCAGGCCTTTTTAGTCGAATACAATAGAAAGCTAGACAAGATGATTATTAAAGAGGAAATGGGAATAGTTGCTGGATTCTTATCTAAATTTAGAGGCCTATTAGTTAAGAAAGCGTTTTTAATAGATTTTATACACTCCGATGAAGTAGTTCATGAAGTATCACTAAGAGGCGTTCAAATGGCAGAAAAACAATTAGATCTTAATTATAAAAATATCAAAATTGCTATGTTATCCCCGGCCTTCGACCTTGCTAAGTCCTTTATAGCAGAAATAAAAGATTGCACCATAGAATCAGGAATCAATATTAGCCAACTTTCTCGAAATTATAAACGATATTTTGCCAACCGCTTTATAAGCGACACTATGTTTAAACTATTGGAAAGAAATAATTACATAAAAATTCATAGAGTAGGGAATGCCAAAAAGTTGCTAGTCAATCCTTGTTTATATCAGGATATGCCAAAGCAAAATTAATGACTCTTTTCTTCAATTTCTGCTGAAGCCTTTATAAGTTTGGCCATTAAATGCTCAATGAACTTTTTTTCACTATCGGACATCTCTTTTTTATGGGCCTCAACTAAGAGGCCTCCTAAAAAGGTTATTTCATTCCAGTTAAGAGTCATCTTCATTTTCCCATGGCAAAGGCTCCCCATGCTCCCGATAAAGGTCTATAATCTCAGTTATAGGCATTTCGCTAAGACTGTAAATAGCATCGTCGATCATTATTTGATAGGCCTCAGATAGGGTTAATTTTCCAACTACTATATTGGCAAATTCCTCTATTTGATTAGGTGTAAATTCATCTACTTTCATCTAAAAACTCCCTTATAAATTCTTGATAATCATCTATTTTTAAATCGCAATTTGCGATATCCGTTAATAGTTCCGCTATATCTGAAATTTCGGTACTGGCAATTAAATCACTTAATTGATCCACGTTAAATTCCCTATATCCAACCATGTCCCTTTTATCTACTCCCATTTTATCCCCTTGTTTTTTCTTAGTTTACCTTTTGGTTTTAGGCCTATAACTTGCCCTGGTCTATCCAAAAAGCGTAAATCATGATTATCACCATCACTAACAGCGAATCCCTTAAAGGTCTCTGGTATTTTGTCGAAAACGATTGCAACATTAAACCCGTCTCTAAGCTTTTTAAGGCAATCCCCCCAGTTTGTCCCATCATAGCTGTAAATAAGATAATAATTTTTGTGAATTGAATATTCGTAAAAGTCTTTTGTATAGTCATAAAATTGTACTTCCTTATACTTTTCTATAATGCCTAAATCTTGTGTTTTAATATCACTTGTTCCATTTAATCTAAAAGAAGGTTTTAAACCTAGTTTTTCAGCTTGCCTAATATGTTTTCTGATATCTATTTCCAACATCATTAACCACGTTGAAAAATCATTCTTAAATAGGCCTGATCTTTCTTGTAGGGCCTTTTTTTGAACTGGCATACCTAATTGGCCTGAATTATAATAGCAGTCATTAATACATAATTTAAATTTTGGCGTGCAAATTTTTGGCCCTGGTTCATGATAGGAAATGCCGTTTAAATAACCTAGTGACCTGCCAAGCTTTTTGGCCTTTACCGATGATTCGGGTTTATAAATATATCCTGGTATGTTCATTTTGCACCTATCACTTTTATGGCCGATTCATCGATTAAATCTAACTCAAAATATCGGTAATTCCTTATCTTTGATTCCCTATCGGTATTAAAAACATTTACCTTGGGTGAGATTCCCGTCATTTTTTTTAATTGTTCTGAAAAAATAGGCCAGTCGCAGTCCTCTTCTAGATAAACATGGCCTTTTCTTTCATAGCTACAATTTGAAATTTTTTTCATTAGGCCTAACCTTACAAGGTCAATCCTTTTTACTTTCACCCAACCATGGCCAGGATCAGAATAACAATTAAATATTTTTTGCATTTTACTATCCTTGTAAAAAGGGCCTTCCATGGCCCTATAGATTAATATGAATAATGATTTATGGAAATTGATTCAATTTTTCTTTTTACAGAAAATTGTTCTGGATCTAGGCCAGCGGATATTAATAGCTCTTTATTAAGCGTGGGCCTAATACAAGCGGATAAAGAAAAAGAACCTTTTTCACCTTGCCAGTGATTTATCTTTTCTTCCTTCATTTCCCGCTTTACTGATTCTTTTAATTTTTCAAACTTCTTTTTTAAAGAGGCCTGTTTCTTGTGTAACCTAATCAACTCATTAAAATTTTTGTGATCCATTTAATTCCCTTACTTTGTATTTTCAAAAAGCTGCCAACTACTTTGTGCCGCCCTGAAAAGAGATGTTTTTTAAAACCAATTGTAATATTTTCATATATAAAATTTACATACCTGATTTTACATAATTGTAAAATCTACACGGTGCAGTTTGGCCCTAAGGCATAAAACTTGAATGTGCAAGATTCATGCCAAAAATTATTTTTTCAGAATTCCATCTTTTTCTCCAGAATTGTTTTTTTATATCTCAAAAAAAAACCTGAAAAGCTTTTCCCTGGATGGATCTGGATTAAATTTCTAAGGGCCTAAATAGAGCGTTATGAAGTATTTTGCACGTTAACCATCCTTGTATATAGGTATTTTTAATGAGGCCTTAAAAACCGTCTTAAGAGCCTTAAATAGATTAAATAGAGTCGACTCTGTATCGTCAACTAAATAAATGCCTTTCCTAGAAAAAAACTCCAGAAGTTTTTCTTTAGATATCCAAAAAGGCTTGAAATAGACAAGAAAGTTAAATTTAGGCTTTTCAGGATTAGGTCTAAGGCCGTTTTTTTAATTAAAAGATATCAAGGTAAGGGGATTTTTGGACAAAAAAATAGGCCCTTTTCTAGGGCCTATTTCAGGTCACGCATTTTGATTTTCTATTATAATGATGATCACCACCATTATAATCATAATTAAAAACATTTTAGTTTTGGGCCGATTGATAGGCCTCATTGGAAATGAAGTTTTCAATACACCGATTATAAAGATCATTGTTTTCTGCAGAAAAGTATTTTAGGCATTTTTGAACGATGGTCTTATTTAGTTTTGGACATCCTACGATGATTCTTGCCTCTGGAGTATCGCATCGGTCTTTTTTAATTTCTGGTTTTTTTTCTGGTTTAATATCTACAACCTTAGTGGTTTTCACACAAGTATAGCCATTATAATTAAAATTGTTTTGGCATTTAGTTGTGGTGGTTTTTTCACCGCAACTGATTAGTGTGAAAAGTGATACTAGAGAAACTAGTCTAAATAAATTTTTCATGATTTTTTTCCTTGCCTCTATAGTGAGGCCTTAAAATTAACGGCCTCTTAATAAGACCGTTTTGTGTTTTTTCCAATTTTATAAGTAAAAGCATAACTCATTAAAAGGCCCATCGATGAGGCCACCAAAACTTGAATTGTTTCAATGTTATTCAAGGGCCTTAAATTTTCTCCAGTTCTAAAAGAGAAATACATTAAAAAACCTGTAAGCGTTAACATTAAAAGAGACGCAGAAATATAAAATAAATTTCTCATTAGTGTAGCACCTTTTCTTTTCTCAACTTTTCAGACTTTTCAAGATCAAGATTTAATTTATTTAACGCTCTTCGGTTAACATCTAGTCCCTTTTCGTTCGACACTCTAAACAAATCAACGGTGGAGAAATTCAACGCTTCAACTTGAGCAGAAATAACTTCCAGCTTTTCTTTACCATTTTTAAAAAATTTCTCGGCCTCTTTCACTTTCACAAATAAATCGGCCTGATTTTTAATTAAGGATACCTTCTCTAAATTTATTCTATTTAGATCCGAGTCGAACTTTTCAGCGTCTAAAAGAGTCTGTTTTTCTTTTAGTTCCTTAATTTGGGAATCGAGATCATCCGATCTAATTTGTTTTTCCAATGTCCAGCCTAGAATAATGTCTTGATCCATTTTTTCCATTTTCATTTTCCTTTTCTCCTTTGAAAAATTAAGCATTTTCTTTTCTCCTAAAAGTTATTTTCTAGGATATATCTACTTATACACTAAAAGAGTCAACTTTTATATGTAGCGTGAAAATACTTCCAAAAGTTTTGCGCAGAATGTTTTTGGTCTTTTATAAATACCTGTTATTAAATGTGAATTGATCTAAGTCGTTGATTTCCCGAAATACCTTTCATGATGTTCTTCTATACATATATATAAATTTTAATTTTCTGCATTACTAGTAATATATAGAGTCATTTTTTTAATGTATGTATAGAAGTGCGGAATGCAAAGCCTTACGGGATTCTAGGCACTTAAGTCAGAACCCTAAAGTTAACAGGCACTTAGCTATATACCAAATAGCAGCATCGAGCAGAACCCTACAACGTACCACGTTGACATGAAGAGTCTATGATTTTGAAATGATTACATGGTGCAAAAAGGCACTGGTATCGTATGCAAGTATCGTGCCAGTTGTGCATGCAAGGATCATGCCAGTGTAAGATTTACATATATAAAATTTACACGTGTAAAAAATACAATTGGGGGTAGGGGGGGGTACAAGAAAAAAGAGAAGGACAAAAAGAAATAGACCCCTCTCCCAAATAATTCCAAAATATCGAAAAGACAATTTAACTCAAGTATTAGTATGCTAGGATATTGATATGAAAATTCTACTACCTATTATGGCCCTACTATCATGCAACTCCTATGATTTTAAATATTGTATTGACAGGAGATATTCCGACCCAACGAAAGTGCCAGTCTCCAGATCGTACTGCCATGAATATAAAACTGATCGAGAATTGTATATCCATTTTATTGACGAAATACACGACCTAACGGATGATTGCGAGTAACAGTGTTTCTGTGGATGGCAAGGGGTTAAAAGCAGAATAACTATTTTACTATTTAGCGATAACTAGAGTAGCAATCCGATCGCTGTACCCTCAATTGGGTGGAATGCCCATACATCACCTCTTGTTAATTAGGAAACCTCGTGGATCCAATTTGTGAAAAATGCACTGTTAGAGGTCGATGCTGTCAGGCCCCAGTAAGGGCCGAAGATAATTATATTATATATACAGATGTAACCTGTCCTGTACTAGATCCAGAAACAAAAATATGTACTGATTATTATAACAGACCAGGATGGTGTAAAACCGCAGGGGATTCAGATTGCGCGCCAAGTGAATGCGGTTACAGAAAAAAGAACGGTGGAATTTACTCGTATAAGTATTCAGAGTACCCTGAAGATAATGAAAGATTCAAGATGATTAAAAGTTATGAAAGCTGATTAAAGAAGATGAAAGTTTTTATAAATTGGAGGGAAATTTGAAAGTAAAATTAAAAGGAGATAATAAAGGATCTCCATTTGAACCAGATGATAGAACGAAAGATAGAACGAAAGAAATGATAAAGAAAAAGAAGAAGAAAGCAAAAGGAGATAAGCGTGGTTGATAAATTAAGAAAAAGATACAATCCTGATTCGAGAAAAGTAGAGAAGAAGGGTAGAGTTCGATCAAGAAAACCTACGAGTGAAAAATCGCCGGCCGACGAAGATAGAGAAGCAGGAGATCGACCAGCGTATCCAAATGAACAATTAGGTCAAGATGTAAATAAAGGCCCAAGGATTAAAGATTATTCATCCTCAGGAAATGAAAAGAAAAGGTTGGCGATGAAAAGATTGATAAAACTTAGGTCAAGGAAACAATCTCGTAAAGATATTTCCTATTATCTAAATAAAAAAAAGAAAGGAGAATAATTATGGCGAACCCTACGAAGTTGAGAAATAAAATTTCTCGCATAAATGCGAAGGCGAAAAAAAGAAGAGAAGAACGATCTGTAAAGAGATACAATCCATCTACAAGAAAAGTCGAAAGAAGACCTGCTAGTGCAGATTTTACGATGAAAGATTTAGAAAATTCCAGAGGTACATTTCAAGAATCGAATGAAGCTGTTAGCAATACAAGTGCCAGTATAGATATGACTGAAGGACTTAAGCCGTCGATGAAAGGAAGGGGTGGAAAAAGATTAAAAAAGAAAGCTAAAGAAATAATAAAAGATTCGCAGATAGAAATAGAAAAAACGAGAAGTAAAAAAAGGGCAAAAGCGATGTCTAAAGGAAAATAGAAATGGATTTATTGTCGCAGATAATAGCAAATAGAAAAAAAAGAGTTAGCCCTGTTAGTAAACTAGGAGAGCAGAAATCCCCAGACGTAGTTCAAGTCGTAAAAAGCAAAGAGCGCAAAATATCGAACGTGGCAAGAGGTAAAGGTAAACAGGCAAGACCGATGCTTAAACCAAAACCTGCAGCGGAAAATCCATTAGCAGGGATAAGGTCAAAACACTACGAGCCACCAGACGCGATATTGGCACGCAGAAGGGCAATGAGAGGAAAAGGGTATAATGAAAGGATGCAGATTAAATCTAATAGCAGGGCCAGGATAGCGAAGGCGAGAGCAGAGCAGATAGAGAAGGCCAAGAAGTGACGCTAGATCAGGAAATTATAAATCTATACTACGCTAAGATTTCTGATGGAAGTGGAAAGGAAATAAAGAATACTATTTCATGGATTGCAGGACAGAGTAATGTGCCTGTAAACAGAGTTCGCACGTTGATATTTGGAAAAGATGAAACTGGGAACGATCCTACCTGTCCATACTATTTAAAAAAACACCATGGCGAGTCCATACCGATTAAGAAGTACCAGGAATTAAAGGGGCAATTATTTTTACAAGTTGAAGCGAATGCCCTGGCGCTATTGCAGAAAGCGATTAAGGTTCACCTTGAATCGGATGCGGTTCCGTCGATACAAGAATTAAAATCACTATCAGGGTTAATATCAGATCTAGACAAGATAGGAAGACTAGAGGAAGGTAGACCAACAGATATTAAATACTCAGTAAATTTTTCGCCAGAAAAGATATTAGAAATAATTCATAACGATCCGATGTATGTCGGAAAAAAAAGGAGAATGATAGATGAAAAAGAAAAAGAAAACAAATCAGATAACGAGCCAAGAATCGAAAGCTGATCCAGTAGAAGTTGTTAATGAAGAAGTCGTTGTTGAAACTCCACCTGCTACGTTACCTGAAAAAGAAAAAGGTAAGTTAAGTGTTGCTGAAACATTTAAAAAGCATTTGCCATAATGGATTACTCTAATCTGTTGATTGGTTTTTTTCGTGATTACTGGTCATGTGAAACTATGCTTTATAAAGACAAGGGTTTCATGGCCTACTATTTTGAGGAAGATAGTTTATTTGTTTTACATTTCTTTATTGACCCGGAAGATAGAGGGCTGAAGTCTGTTCATGAAATGTTTGAGAACATAAAAAAGATTGCAATTAAAAAAGGTAAAAAATTTATAGACTGCTCTAATAATATGGAAATAAAGAGGTCGAACGAGAGATTGCTGTTCCAACTAAGATATGGGTTCAAGATAAAAAAAATCGTAGGTAACGACATCTACCTGAGGTACGAAATAAAATGAATCTTAAAGATCTAATGCATGATTGGTGGCGAGATGATTGGGGTGAATGCGCCGTTGTTTTTTATGCCGATAAAGGCTTTATGTCTTATCAGTTAATTGATGATGAAATATTCATTCGACACTTTTATGTTTTACCTGAGTTTAGGGGAGGCGGAATCGGAACGAGTATGTTCGAGGAATGCAAACGGATAGGAAGGTTAAATAAAAAGAAAATGCTAACGAGTGCTATTGAATTAAAATGGAAAGGAGTCACTCAGAGAATTGCTCTTTTCCTACATCATAAACTAGAAATATATGATAGCGACAAAGATAATGTTTACATGGGAGTTAATCTTTGAGTGAAGATATAAATTCTTTAAACTACTACGCTTCTGTCTTGGAGGATATTCATGAACATTTTAGACCGCATACGGGGCAAGTCCTCATCGGAAAGGCCCTTTTCGGATATGGCAACAGCATGGTATTTGTCCAGTGTGGACGAAAATTTGGAAAAACGTGCTTCGCCCTTTACTCGCTGTTTAGGTTTGCTATGTGCTTTCCTAACTCTGCTTGCTATTATTTTGCTCCTTATCTAAAGCAGGGAGCAGAGATTGTTTGGCATCCCAAGTATATGCAGAACTTTTTCCCAGAGAGTGTGAAGAAAAAATATGGAATTAAATTTAATAATGGAGACTATAGAGCAACCTTTGCAAATGGAAGCTTTATTAAGATCGAAGGGTGTGACAACGTACACGCTGTTGCTGGCCTTAACCCTCATTTTGTTGTTCTTGACGAGCTTAAAGATGTTAAGGGTTCTTTTTGGGAAGTAATGGAACCAAACCTCCTGGCGAAGTCCGCCCCCATTCTAGTCGTTGGTTCCCCTCCAGATAACGAAGATAATCTCTACGTTAAATTGGCGAACGAGTGTAAAAGCTCACCAAACAAAGCATATTTCAAAATGCCTTCCCAGAGGAATCCCCATATTTCGCATGACTATTTGATGGAAAAAAAAGAAGCGCTTATAAAAAGAGGAGAGTTAGATGTCTGGGAAAGAGAATACATGGCGAACATTATTTTCGGAGGCCAGAAGTTTATTTTCCCAATGCTCGATCCAGGGATTCACGTTAAGCCTCATAAGGAACTTCTTATACCTATTCAGCAACGTCGTAAAGATTATGATTATTATTGTTCCTTCGATCCTGGTACTACTAGTTGCTTCGCTGTTCTCCTCGTCGCTATTCATAAATATACTAAAAAGGTTGTTCTTTTGGACGAAATTTATGAAAAGAATCAATCGGATGCCGTCACAAAATCCATATGGAATAGAGCAGTTGAGAAAATGAGAGCAATAAATCCAATTGATGACGATTGGATAAAAATATATGATTATGCCGCCGCCTGGTTTGCAAACGAAGTGCAGATGCAATTTGGTGAGGCCATATTCCCATGCACTAAGGATTTGAAAAATAAGGAAATGAAGCTATCCTTGATTAAAGAACTCATGGTTGAGCGACTTATGTTAATATCTGATAAGTGTGTTAACTTCTTCTGGGAGGCCCGAAACTACAGGAAGGACGAAAATGGGAAGATACCGAAGGTCAACGATCATTTACTGGATGATTTTAGATATATTCTTAATACCGCTCATTATTACTCTTTACCGAATCAGAGAATTGATAAAAGATCAGACTGGAGGGGCTACACAGCAGAACATGATATGATAGAAATCGGAATAGACTCAGATCCGTTTAACAAAACACTGGTGGACTACTATGAATAGAATTAAACTTGGAAAGAGAGAAAGAAAATTAAAAGAAAAGGCAAACGAAGGATTTGAATTGTCTGATGAAAGGAAAAAATTTGCATCAGAGCAAAAGTATGGAATAGAATCTAGGACTATAAATATATTAAGAAAAGAGCAGGGTTTCACATCAAGAAGGGGGGTTAAGAAAGGAATCAGAAGAACTATGAACTCAGACTACTTAGGCCCTCCTCAGAAAGTAGAAAAAGGAAATTACGGTAATGAAAATACATAAATTTCATAAAAGCGAGAAAAAGTGTGTGGAAAGTATCAAAAAGTCTCATAAAAAAGTGCTTGATACATTCAAGGAAATGGTAAAAAAGAAAAGCAATGGTACTAGACCAAAATATGATGAAGAAGTATTAGAGGAGCAATACAATGGAAAACAAATCGACGAGTACAAAAAAACAAGGACAAAAAAATAGGAGAAGTAATGAAACGATCAAAGCTTGATATGTATATCTCTAACAAGGACGATAGTTCAAAGAGAGAAAAGTCTGGACTTAATGGATCTAAGGGCGGAAACGATGATACTGCATTTAGAGGATTTAAAAGAGTTAACGATATGACCGCAGGGACTACACATGGATATGACGAACAAGGCGGATCCGATGCTACAAGGGCATCGTCAATCGAAGATGGCGCTAGGGTTTCATCATCAATGTCAACAAAGGTTTAAACGTGGATTCCATATTATTAGGACTAGGAATGGCGGGACTATTCATTTCGGTAATATCCCTGGGGATAGGATCATGGGCATTAATAGAAACCATGGCGATGAAGAGAAGCACCCACAAAGTTCAATATGTCCCTGTCGAAAATCCTGAAGCTACGAGCGGAAGAGATTTACTAAAACAACTCCATCCAGAGTTAGACATTGAAGAGGATCTTGTATGACAATTTCACATGAATCTTTTGATGAATATAGATCATCAGAGAACCTTGGAGAGTACCAAGAAATAATGCCATTCCCTTTTAGAAAAGATGAAACACTTCTTGGCAGCGCCAAAGGAGGATCAGACGTTCAAATGGAACCGCTCACTACCCTCGAATGGTTGAATATGGCATTTGAAAATAGATTAAGGCTGGCAGAGTCCAGACTATATGTTTATAGGAGATACCATGCCTTATACAAAGGAATCCACTGGAGAAGTCAGGATACGAGAGACTCCAATAGAGATATCGAAGAAAGCATTAGAAAGCCTAAGATGGTTTATAACTTCATTCAAGAAATGGTTCAAGCAAAAATGTCCCAAAGAGGGAAAAACAAAGTAGCCATAGCTGTAGTTCCTCAAACGAGTGAACAGACTGACCTAAATAATGCTAGGGCCGCAAAACTATTATTAGATAACAGAGCAGAAAAAATAGACCTAGACAATATTATAACTAGAGGAGATCAAGTGCTTCTTACTTTTGGGCATCAATTCTCTTTCGTCATGTGGAATAAACACATGGGAGAGTTGAGAAAAATGGTCGAGGGGCAAGAAGATAAGAGGACTCGTGTTGGCGATGTTGACGTCTTTGTTTACGGCCCAGACAGAGTTTTCCCTGAGCCTAATAAAAATAAATGGGAAGAAGTAAATGATTTGTTCTTTTACAGATGGATGCACGTTTCTGAGGCAAGAGCGAGATGGAGGAAACATAAGGACGATATACATGAAACTGCTGATAGTCTTTATTTTGATTACGATACACTTAAGTTTACTAAATATGATAATCACTGCCTCGTCAGGCACTACTTTTATAGAAAGAATGAGCTTCTGCCTGAAGGTGCTTATATCATATCTACGAATGATGTAATCCTTTACGAAGGGCCTCATCCTTATGACGATGGAGAATTACCATGCGTCCCTGATACTGATATCGACGTACATGAGGAATTATGGGGTAGATCATTTATTTCAAATATAGAACAACTTCAAAGACATTTTAATAATATAACTTCAGGCATAGCTAGAAACCATGGAATAGGTTCTGCTCCAAAATGGATGATGCCTAAAGGGGCCTGTTCTGTTTCTAGTCTTAATAACGAATTTGTAATCGTCGAGTATTCAGGGCCAGTTGCTCCGCAATTGGTGGCCATGAATCCAACAGGGAGGGAGATATTCGAGTATCAAGAAAAATTAGAGAGCTATATAAAAAAATTGTCCGCAATTTACGATATATCACAAGGAAACCCACCACCAGGCGTAACCGCAAACTCCGCCCTGAGATTCTTAGACGAACAAGAAAGTCAGAGGGATTCGCGTGGGATCGCCAAGAGAAACATGAGGGTCAAGAAGATTTACAAGATGATGCTTCAGAGGATGGCCCAATTTTATAGTCCAGACGAAGAGAGAATCGTTCATATTCTTGGTAGGGATAATAATTTTCTAATTAGGAAAATGTCCTCTGTTGATTTTAAAGCGACGTATGACGTTAGAATAATGAACCAATCCGCGTTGCCGGACACCAAAACAGGTAAAATCTCGGCAATTATAGATCTAAACCAGGCCACTGCTGACGACCCAGTTTTTAAGAGGGCTGAGATCGTCGAGGCGCTCGATTTAGGATTAGATGATGCGTTTAAGGATGCAGCTACGATAGCGTCCACAGCGGCCAAGTCTGCGCTTGAGTCGTTGCTTGAAGGTGACGAGGTGGCGGAACCTCAGATATTCGACAACCTATTCATAACGTACGATGTCTTTTTGAGAGAATTACAGTCTAGAGGATTCAAGGAAAAGACCGATTCCAATATCCAAAATGATATAATCAGCTATCTGACCGTTGTTGAGGGGCTAATGTCGATTAGAGCAGAAAAGAATATGCTTTTTGCTCAGAAGTTGCAGAGCTACGATACCTATCCATTATTCTTCACTGTAGCTATGGAAGGAAGTCCCATGGAACGTGCAGGGGTCGATCAAGCCGGAGCTGAAAAAGAAGAAGGAATGGGAGGGCAAGGAGTACAACCAGGAACGATGCCGACTCCACCAGATATCCAGCACGATAATGAACAAGTAAAAAAATTCGGCCCAGGGGCCGGTCAATAAAAAAAGGAGAAGCCTACAATGGAAAATGAAGAAGTAAACCCACAGAGCGCTTATGCGCCAGCAAAAGATTCAACTGGCGGAGGTGCAGAGTTAGACACGTTTGACAATGCTGACGATGGAAATCCTCAAGCATTCGATACACCACAAGAAGAACTTAAAGAGGAGAAGCCGAAAGAGGCGACTCAAGCTGATAAATTAGAGGAGAGTAATGATGAAGGGAAGGGACAAGAGAAAGGAAAAGAGGCCAAGGAAAAAGACGCTGAAGGAGAAAAGGAGAGAGAGGAAGGAAAAGACGAAGAGTTTGAGCGAGATGCAGATGCCGTCAAAAAAGTAGGCGGAAAAGTAAAAGGTCGCCTTGGCGAGAAACAGATTGAGTTTGATGAAGACACCCAAGTCAGAGTTAAAGTTGATGGAAAATATATGAATGTGCCGCTATCAGAAATGAGAGACGCGTACTCATCAATTACTAAAAATAAAGAATTAGGAGAAGAGATTCAAGAAAGGGAAATAGAAGTCCAAAAAGAACTCGACGATTATGTAGAAGAAAGAGAGGAAGTGGTTGGACATCTAGAGAAAATCGGAGAACTCCTTGATGATAAGGAAGGAAATCCGATGGATGCGATTTACTACCTGCTTGACATGACGGGCAGAAACAGAAATGATTACCAAAGGAAGATATTGCATCATCATCTTGAAGAGGTCGAAAGCCTCCAAATGATGAGCGATAGTGAGCGTAAAGCTTATTTCCTAGAGCAAGAGAACGAATACTTGAAAGAGCGCCATGAGACCTCAGAAAGTTCGGTCAGAGAGATAGAGGAACAGAAGTCCTTTGTTGATAACATGACTAGACAGAGGGAAGCTCAAGGCATCAGCGAGGACGAGTTCATCGACGCATATAAAGATTTGGTGAATAGTGGTGAGACAGAGTCTGACCTAACGCCAGAGACGGTTATTCAGTATGCTAAATTTCTTCCTGTCGTTATAGAGGCTGAAGAGATTGTGGAAGGCTTTGACCCTGACCTACTTGACGATGATGAAGTTGTTCGTGCGGTTGCAGACAGTATCGTGGAAGATCCTGAAATCACCAAAGAAGAACTAATCGAAATTTTAGAATACAGTTTCGGAAAAATGGGCGGAGAAACGGCCATTAAAGAGACTGGAGAACATGGCGAGAGTTTCTATAAGGAAGCTAGGCCTAAACAAAAACCAAAAGAAAGTGACCATTTAGAGTCATTTGATGACTTCGGCCAGTACGGAGGAAATTACTAAAATAGGAGATTATGATGGGTAAGGCATTTAACACAGAAGACCAATCGAATTTATTTAAGATTAATTATTATAAGAAATCAGCGAATATGTATAACTCGGAGAATGTTCTCCAGGGTCGTATTCGCAAGAGATATGACTTTACTGGTAGGCAGAGATTTGTCTCTACTCCCATGTCCTTTTCAGGTGGTGTTGGTTCTGGAGTCCTTCCTAAATCTAACGCTGGTATCTATGAAGGCGCTATCATCAATTCAAATAAGGTGTATGCGACTTGTGAGATTGAAAGAGAGGCCATTAAAGCTTCTGCCAACAACCAAGGTGCCTTTGTTCAAGCGACCAAAGAAACTGTTAAAAAGACTGTTGAATCGTATATGAGAAACTCTTCTAGGATCCTTTTTGGCGATGGAACGGGTATTCTTGCTGATGGTGACGCGACTACTACTGTAACTGGACTTGGAACTGTTGCTAGTCCGTATATCCTATCTTTTCCTCTTCCTTCTGTTTTCAGAGATGTTAATTTTGAAGAGAAAGATTACGTTCAGATGGTAGATGCTGGGGCCTATGAAGATGCTTCAATTTATCTTGAAGTAGTTGATGTTAATGCTGGAGGAAGGGTAATTAAGCTTGTTAATTCAACTGGGGCAACTGCTGGATCGACTCTTTTAACTGCTGGAGCCTTTGGAGTAGGACAATCACTAGTTATGCAAGGTTCTCTAAATGAAGATCCTACAGGTCTTAAAAAGATTCTTGATTACACGATTGCTGAAACTGGAAGCCTTTACAATATTGCTTACCAAAGACGTTGGGCAATGACTGCGAACGATGCTGGTGGAGCAGGGGTTACTACTGACCTTATGAATGGGGTTATGCTTGATGTAGAACGAAAGTTTGGAAAGGTTCCTAACTTGGTAATGTGTCACTATAATCAATTCAGAAAAATTCTAGCACTGCTTGAGGATCAGAAGGTTTATAATCTTCCGAATAGAAACCTTAAGGGTAGCTTGAGTTTCCAAGGTATCGAATATATGTCAACTAGAGGCCCTATCGGCATCTTCGTTGATAGATTCTGTGAAGAAGGTCAGATCTGGTTCTTGAATGATGATTTCATTGAAACCCATCACAGACCTGATTTTGGTTGGTTCGATGATGATGGGACTGTGTTCTTAAGAGAGCAAGGTTCTGATTCTTATGGCGCTCGTTACGGTGGGTACTATGAGAACTTCATAACTCCAACTGCTCATGGATGTTTACACAATTTAACAACTGCATAGAAATGTGCAGTTTGTAGGCTTCCTGGGGTCATTAAAAACGGCCCCAGGTTTCTACTTAGCGCCCTCCACAGGCTAACAGGAGATTCAAAATGACTAAAGAAGGACGTAGAGCAATTAAAACAGCACAAATTAAACTCAGAGAAATGAACATAATCGTACAAGGGACAGACACTGGCCCTGCGATTGTTCCTCTTGGTTTTGATCGAATGGGAGTAACTATAGAAAAGACTGGGAACGGTCTCTATACGATTTCCTTTAAGGTTGCATTCATTAGAGATGTAGTTGGATATGGCCAGACTCTTACTGATGGGCATCTCGTTTCTGTGCTTGCGGTTAGCCCGACAAGTATTGATATCAAGACAGCAGCAGGCTCGGCCCCTACAACTGCCTCTGATGCTGATTTTGCATTAAGGATTGTAGGTTCAGAACACAGTTACGACATTTAAGATTTCTCTACACAGAGATCCCAATTAGGAGGTTAGGTAGTTATGATAAAAGGATTTCCATCATCAGATAAACTGTTAAAAGGAAAAGGCATTACTGCCAATTACGCTACTCTAACTCCAGTTGGTTCTAAGAGACACGCACTAGATGTTGTTCCAATGGAAGTCTCAATCTTTGCTACTGGCGAGACAGCGGAAGCTGGATCTTCTGGTAGTATAATTGTTGATTCAGGCCATTCAGTAAGAGAAGGGGATATGATTAGATTCTTATCTCCTGCTTCTATTGCTGGTGTTGAATCATCGGTACTAGAAGTAATAGACGCTAATTCATTCAAGATATCAATGGTAATGGCCATAGATATCGTTGGCGCTCAATACGAGATATTACGATTCTCTACCACTGCTTCTGGAGGTGGTGCTGCAGTTTCAACAGATTTATCCATAAAGCAGGCACTTTTGTTAGATTACTCAGTTACGAGTGTTGATGATACTGCATGGGTTCCTGTTGGAGTTACAACATCGGCAACAAAAAAGATTCATATTTTTGATAGCGGTGGGTATCCATTAAGCCTTGGCGTTGATGGAGTCGAAGTTGCGATTATTCCTCCAGGTGGATTTGATTATATAGATTTAGTAATCGCCGCTGGAGTTACATTGCAAGTAAAATCGATAGAAATTAAATCGATATCTTCTGGAATGATTACTGTAAATTTAGTGGGGTAAAAAAAATGAAAAAAACTATTACCGTTGTAATTACGTCGTTATTAACTATATTGATATTTTATGCTTCTGATACTAAAGCGGATGCCTGTATCTTTCAAGGAGATACAGTAAAATGCCTTAAGAGGTCTCTAGCATTTCAAGACTCAGAAAATAAATATATTACTGGCGACACTGATGATCCCAGGGTTGTATCTAAGGATGGAATCCCTGGCGATGTTTATATTCGTGCAGGAACAGGCCAAATGTTTATAAAGCAAATCGCTGGTGACAACACTGATTGGGATTTATCTACAGTCCCTACTATAGGGACAAATGGACAGGTACTTACTGTTGTTGCTGGAGTCTCAGAATGGGCCACTCCTACTGGCGGTGGTGTCTCTGTTGTCGATGGATTCGGATCTGTCAGTGCTGTCGATGCCTCGTCAGTAAACAACGCTACCGTTTTAGATGGGAGGGTTACTACCAATACTAGCGGTCTATCTGGTTTAGAAATACGTGTCTCTGCCAGTGAGGCCAGCATAACGGTAAACGATTCCAAGGTTTCTGCTGATGGCTTAGTAACCACTCATTCAGATGTTACAAGTTCAGGATCTGGGATTATTATAACTGCTGCTGAGAGAACAAAGTTGGCAGGTATAGAGGCCCTTGCAGAGGTTAATCCAACTTCTACAACGGAACTAACAGAA